TTCTTCTGAATAATTAATAGAATATTTTTCAATAGGCATTTCATTAGATTCTACTTTAACAGAATCTTCCGAAATATCAGTTATTAATTGTTGTTCTTTTGCCTCTTCAATTTGAGTCTCTTTTACTTCACTGCGTTCACTATTAATTATTTTTAAAGCGGCTAGAAAACTATCTATATCAACTAAATTTTTTTTAGTTCCATGCAGAAAAGGTTCTACAATTAAATTGTGTTCTGCATCTACTTCTTTATCTACAGACTCTGATGTATTTAAATCAACAGGTTCCAATTCTGACACATTTAAATTAGCTACTGTCTCATCCAGACTTTGTGTAGATTCTAGTGTAGTTGGTGTTTTATCCAGGTTTTGTGTAGGTTCTAGCGTAGTTGGTGTCTTATCCGGGCTTTGTGTAGGCTCTGAAGTGTCTGAATTTTGATTAGGTCTTATGTAATCTACTAAAGCTTTAATAAATCCAAGTGCAACTAACGGTAAGATAGCTCCACTTACTATAGATAAAATTCTTTTTTGATAAATAGGTTCTTCTTCATTAAGACCAAATAAATCGATCCATCCTTGATAATCATGTAAATTGCTAAATGCATAGTAAGTATTTCCCATAGCTTGCATTGCAGTTAATATAAAAAACAAAGACCATACTATCCATTTATTCATTTTATCTAAAACTATAATAGATGCTAAAGACGCAGATGCCCCTATCTCAAAAGCTATTGCTAAAGTTATAGCAAGCCATCTATCATTAGATAATTCAAAAAATTCTATAACGTGAATAGTTGATATTAATGAAACTAGAATGTATAGCATTACAAATGTTCCAATAATAAACCAATGTATCAATTTGTTGTGTGTATTCATATAAATTAAAGATTAATTTTTATTTTCATTTAGAGTAAGAAGATATCGCGTTTTACTAATTAATGCAATAATTTCAGCTAAAATGTTTACAATATCTTCATTCTTTTCTTTAGGATTAAATAAATTAATAGAATTTGTAAAATATTCATTTAAATTATTAAAATATAAATTTATATTTATTTGCGTATAATCTAAAATTTCAATATTAGAACTTTTAATTAAAGGTCTTCCATATTTACCCATAATAGATTCAATTAAAGAATCTCCTAATTTATCAAATTCTTTCATAAATGAACAAAACGTAACATGTTGCGAATATGACAAAGTCCCCCAATGTAACATTTTACACTGTGCGTATGTTTGAAGAATGCTTAATGTAAGATCTGCATATTTGTCAGTATACATAGAATTTTCTTCGTTAATAAATTCATTAAATTCATTAAATTCATTAAATTTTTTAAATTTCATTTTTATTATTTTTATTTTTTATAACTTCTTATAAATTTTTTATTTTTATTAAAAAAGAAGCAATAGTTTCATAATATAGTTTTCATTAATAGAGTTTAAATTAAAATTTATTAAAATAACAAATATAAATATGCAGCAACATAAATACCAATTAAAAAAAGAATAAAAAGAATAAAAAAGAATAAAAAAATAAATAAAATTTTAAATTTTTTGTTTATCATAAATTCTAGTTTGATTGCATTATTATCCAATTTGTATTATCACTTACAAGAGTTACCCAACTACCAGCAACTGCTGGCAAAATGCTAGTACTAGGAGATCCACCTATTAATGGTACAATATTTGATGATGCTGAAATTACTAGTTGATTTGTTATAGTTTTAATATGATATTCCATACCTGAATATGATGCAGGATTTGGTAAAGTTATAGTTATAGTTCCACTGCCATTACAAATATACCAACTATTTGTTGTTGTAATTGTAGTATTGATTGATATAATCTCTACATTGCCTTTCTGAATAGGCTTTATAAATTTTATAATACCATCAAAAGTTTTATCCCCACTAAATGTTTGAGCACTTGTTGATACAATACCTGGTATATTTAATGCAGCATTATCTATACTTATAGAAGGAGTACTACTATTATTACTTACATTTATAGGTGAAACGCCTGATACATTAGTTACAGTACCAATTCCACTTGAACCTGAAGTTCCACTTGAACCTGAAGTACCACTTGAACCTGAAGTTCCACTTGAACCTGAAGTTCCATCTATACCTGAAGTACCACTTGAACCTGAAGTTCCACTTGAACCATCTATTCCACTAGTACCACTTGAACCTGAAGTTCCACTTGAACCTGAAGTACCACTTGAACCTGAAGTTCCACTTGAACCTGAAGTACCGCTTGAACCTGAAGTTCCATCACCTGAAGTACCGCTTGAACCTGAAGTTCCATCTATACCTGAAGTACCACTTGAACCTGAAGTTCCATCTATACCTGAAGTTCCACTTGAACCATCTATTCCACTAGTACCACTTGAACCTGAAGTTCCACTTGAACCTGAAGTACCACTTGAACCTGAAGTACCACTTGAACCTGAAGTTCCACTTGAACCTGAAGTACCGCTTGAACCTGAAGTTCCATCTATACCTGAAGTACCACTTGAACCTGAAGTTCCATCTATACCTGAAGTACCACTTGAACCATCTATTCCACTAGTACCGCTTGAACCTGAAGTACCATCACCTGAAGTACCACTTGAACCTGAAGTTCCATTTGTTCCACTGGTGCCATTAGTACCACTAGTGCCATTAGTACCACTTGAACCTGAAGTACCTGCATTACCAACTAAAGATATAAGCCATGCACTATATGAACCTGATCCTTCATTGTTAATTGAATTTAATTGTAATTGCCCATTTGCTGGATTGTAATAAGTAATTTCACATTGGAAACTATTAAATATATCATAAATTATGATAACGTTTTGTCCTACAATATATGCAGCTCCTGCGTTTACTGTCATATTAACAATAGTAGGATGTGTTACTGGGATGCTAATAGTAGATGTTGATGTAGTATTATAAATACTTCCACTTATACCACTTGATCCGCTTGTTCCTGTTGTCCCTGAAGTTCCTGATGAACCATTTATCCCTGATGTTCCTGCTGAACCTGAAGATCCTGATATTCCACTAGTACCGCTTGTTACATTAGGTCCAATTGGACCTTGAGGTCCTATAAAACCTTGAGGTCCTGAAGTTCCTGATGAACCACTGATTCCACTGGTGCCACTAGTACCAGAAGTGCCTGCAAGACCGCTAGTTCCACTCGTACCAGATGAACCATTTAACCCACTGCTGCCTGAAGTGCCAGAAGTACCACTTCCACTAGTTCCACTACTTCCTGCACTGCCTGTAACTCCTAATAAACCTTGTGCGCCTTGCGGTCCATTTATTCCTTGTGGACCTCTTAGTCCTTGTGGACCTGATGTACCAGAAGTTCCATTAGTACCACTAGTTCCAGCAGTGCCACTAGTACCACTTGTAAGACCAGGACCAACAGGCCCTTGTGCACCTTGCGGCCCTGCAGATCCGCCTGCAGTTCCAGAAGTCCAACTAGTTGAAGCAGCATCCCATATTGGCACTTTACCAGTACTAAGACCTTTATTTAAAAGATCTGCTGTGTTTATGTTTGAATCTATAATATCTGAAAAGTCTTGAGAACTAGGTTTAGACCCTGTTTCAAATCTAGTTTTAAGATAATCGGTAGTTTTAATAGGCATATTTTTTACTTACTTACTTACTTTATATATTAAATTTATTTCATTAATCTATAAAGACTATATGCTGTCATATCTGTATGACAAGGAAGACAAATAACTTTATTAAACATTTCATCTACTATAGGTAATGAAATGAGTGGTTTATAATATTTTTTCCATTCAAAAATATCTAAATTTTGGCCCACTATTTGTATAATGATTTGTTTGAACACTTTTATCTAAAAGAGACTGTACTCTATTAAAATTAGGAATTTTTCTATTTAACCAATTTATGTACATTATAATTTTTTAGTAGAATTGCCCTGTATTATATAAGTACCATGATCTAATACATTTTTAGTGACAACGGAACCCATCCCAAGCACGATATTATCTTTAATTATTATTTTTTCTCTAATAATACTGCCTGCGCCGACAAAAGTTTTTTCACCTATTTTTACATTTCCACATAATACACAGCCTGGAGAAATATTACAAAAATCTAGAAGTTCACAATCATGAGAAATAATAGCTCCTGTATTAATAATAACAGAATTGCCTATTTTTACATCAGCCATAACTTGAGCACCTGACCCAATATAAATTCCAGTTCCATTAAATATTGCATTTGAAATATTACTTTTAGGGTCAATGATATTTGCAAAATTAAAACCTAATTCTTTAAAACTTTTAAATATTCTAGAACGAAATTCTATATCACCTACTGCAATATGAATTATATGCTTATCAATATCTAATTTTTTAATACTTTGAATAGGCAAATTGTATAAAGTTTTCCCTTCGACTAAATACTCAGACTCTACATAAAATCCTGCAATATTATCTACAGAACCTTGAGCTAATATTGATTGATATACTTCTTTTGCAAGTCCACCTGCGCCTATAATTGCTAATTTCATAAGTTTAAATCCAGTTTCAGTTTAATATTTTCTCTTTTAAATTCAGTCTGAGCATCGAAAGCAAATGAAATTGCTTCAATAATATTGTCTTGGAGTTCAATTATATTTTTTCCAGTTGTAAAAATAGACATATCTTCTGAAAAAGCCGAAAACCCAGTTTTAGTTTTTTCAACAGAAAATTTAAATTCCTTTTTTAATTTCATTTAATGATTGTATTTTTTTAATTGCTTTAATAACTTGATAAGATCCTATCATCTTGGTACATTCAAATTGCCTTGGTGTACCTTTATGATCTGGACACCAATTCCAATCACCAGCATTTAGTCTATATCTATTAAAACAGCTGTTACAAACATCTTTATTAATAAGTCTAATTACGTTGTCATCTTCAAATTCAGAATAAGTATCACTAAAACCTGAAATTAATATTACCGGTACATCTGTAGCCCATGCCAACCATGATAAGCCTGAACCGATACCAATAAAAAAGTCAGAATGTTTAATTTCATTAATTCTGTCATGTATAGAAATTTTACCAGGCTTATGAAAAATATTCTTTGGATGATTATTTCCCATGTATCCATTTTCTTCTGAAGAAATAAGAACTATTCTGTACCCTTCATCTCTTAAAAAATCTACTACGTCTTGCCATCCTGATGAATTATTCCAATATTTAGCTTGAGAACTTGCATGTATTGCAATAGTAACATATTTTTTATTATCAAATGGATGTGAATCTTCAGGTATTGTAATTTTAGGTTTTTTATATGAAAATGGAAGACCTAAAATATCAGTTGCAGTATTTTGCATTGGGATACTTCTAAAATTTGCAGGATGCATATTAGAATTAAAAATATCTGAGTCTTCTTTATAAAACCAACCTATTCTGAAAGCAGCATATAGATCTGGTGCAATTTCACCTTTATTTATGAATTCAATTTCAGGGTATTGATCTTTAAATATTTCATTATAAAATGTAGAAACAATTACATGAGCTTCTTTTTCTATTCTAAAAATTTCACTATGCGGAAACCATGCTAAATTATCTCCTAATGATGAAGATTCTAATGAAATAAAAACTCTTTTATTTTTTACATCAAAAATATGTTCCCATATAATTTCAGAGTCGTCCATAATAAGTATATGCCAATCATTCCACCATTTTCTATTAGATCTTGCCCATTCACCAGGCGCTAATGTAGTTTCATATACAGTATGGTTAGTTTTTCTATCATTAAAAAGAACTTTAAACCTTTTTTTACCTTTACCATGAATTTCTACATAAGGGCCATCAACAAAGTGAGTAGTGACAAAATCAATAACAGTATTATCTTCTATAGAATCTCTATCTGTTTTTATTTGCAATAATGCAGTTTTACCAGAAATAGCAGAATTTTCCCATGTAAAAGTATTTCTAATATATTCAGATTCAACAAGTGAATTAGTTTTTACTATTTCATAGTTATCTTTTGCATATCTCATTACATTTTTCAGATCTTCAAAATCAGGATCTGCATAATTGCCTGGAAAATTAGGCCCTAGTTTTTTTTCATAGCCTAATGCAGCAGAAGATTCTCCTTTAATTTTAACAGGAAGACCTTTACCTTCTGCAAATTCAAGTTGAGCACCCCAGTTACTATATATAGAAGGCGTACCTGCAGCCATAGCTTCAATAAGAGGGATATTCCAACCTTCACTTCTAGCACATGATACAAAGCAATGCCCAGATTGTAAATACCTAAGATATTTTAATCTATTGACAAATCCAATAGAAACTATTCGGTCATCGTCAAATCCGTATTCTTTGATTCTATCTATTGCAGTTTTATTATCTCCAGCAAAATGATTTTCAGCAGATATTATCATGCGTACTTTTTCATCAGGCTTAAATTCTTCTAAAAACGCATTAATAATTTCAGGTAAACATTTTCTATAGTCCCATCTTCCAAAAAAAATAAAATTAAAATACTCATCTCTAAAATATTCTATTGGATGAAATTCTTTTTCATAAAAGTTCATTGGAACTATTTCAGAATTGACAGCTTCTCTTACAATAAAAATTTTAGATTCTGATACACCTTGTTTTATCAAACATTGTTTATGCCATTCAGTAACAACCCAAACTTGATCAAATTTACATTTAAGTATTTCTATAAAATCTTGAGAAAGTTCAGTACTTTCCCATACAGTATATGCTATTCTATATAAAATTCCAGGATAAGGAGAATCTTCTCTGAAAAAATAATGTTCATTATCAATTAAAATTATTTCTATTTCTGGATTAAAATCAAGTCCTGAGTTTTTCCAATTATGTTTTTTAAAAAATTCATGGGTATGAAAATCAAAAAGCTTAGGTCCGTTAGTATCTCGTAATACTATTTTCCACAAAAGTTCTTTATCTATTTCATTTAAGTATAAATCATAGTTTTCATCCCAAGTGTAATTTATTATTCTTAGATCTATGCCATCTTGTCTGGATAAAGCTCTAAAAAAATTACGAGCATGTGCAGCATAACCTGTAGTTCCTAAATAACATGTTTTTGCAATAATTTTTAAGTCATTTATCATTTTTTCTTTTTTGACTTTTTTGGAGTTTCTGTTATTTCTGTCTTTTCAATTAAATCTTTATATTCGTTATACTTAAGTTTAGAAATCCAATTTTGAATTCTTTGACAAAGTTCAAATTCTTCTAATTCTTCAATATAAGGTAAATTTAAAATTAAAGAATCTTTATAATTAGATTTAGTACAAAAAAGTTCATAATGGTCTGGTATAACAGTAAGTACATATGCTCGTTCTTCGCCTGCATCTAGAGCATCACACACTGCGCGAGCTACTTTAAGATGTACAATGTCACCATGTCTAGTTATAACATCATTTAGAGTTTCGTCTTCTCTCCTTTTTAAGATCATATCATTTTTTATTTACATTTAATATCAAAAGACGCAAACAATTCAAAATCTTTTTCATCTGCTGCTATTCTGCGTTCTATCGAATCGCCTGGCATTTTTCTATTTTTTAATCTTTTTTTTCTTATTTTCACAGGAGTGTCTAAATATATTATAAAACTCTTATTTAAATCTTCTTCTTTTAATTTTTTAATCGCAGAAGGTGTCATAATAAAAAGGTCATGTAGTATCCAACTATTATAAGTAATACCATAAAACCATTCATTAAAAGATTCAAAATAATAAAAAGAATTAGTGTCAATCATAGTTTTAAAAGTATTTTCATCAATAAAATGATAATCTATACCGTTTTTTTCATTTTCACGAATAGGCCGAGTTGTATATGGAATACAGTACTTATAACCTTTTTGTACCATTTTATTTCTTAAATAATCTTTACCTGATGCAGATTTACCAGTGATAATTGTTTTTACCATTTTTTAAGTTTTAATGAGAATCGCCTATATTATTTTTCTCACCATAAATTAAATAATCTGGATTAATTACTTTAACAACTTTATTTCTTTTACCTGTTACACATTTAACTACAACGCCTTCATGCGGTATTTTTGTGCCTTCAATGAAATTATTTACTACAAAACTATCCTGAGTATCTTTGTCCCATATACCAACATGTAAAACATCAATATATGGCAATTCCATTTCTTCGCATATTGTTTTTGTTAAAAAAGTAGGACAATATTCACCATCAATCTGTATATCAAATATTTTGAATTGAATATCAGTTAAACCATAATCATAATTACGCTGAATTCCAGCACCATATATTTCACCATAAATAACTAGTCCACTTTCTATATCATTTATAAATGAATCTTTTAAATACTTAAGTATTTTTTTCTTAATTTCATATTTTTTTTCAATATCATACCATACATTTTTATCATAAAATCCTTGAGAATCAGACCCTTTTTCTACGTTATGAGAACCTACTACAAATTCAAAATTATCCCATACTGTACATAATCCAAAAAAATTCTTTACTTTATGCAAAAATGAAGTTTTATGTCTTTTAACAAAGCCGTATCTGGCGTTAGTACCGTGTATTTTTCTTGATATTTCTACTATGTCATCTTCACTATAGATATTAAACACATTTTTAAAATTTGGAAATTTATAATAAATAGGAAAATTTGGATTTTCAGAATATTTTTTTATTTTACCATTAGATAATCTTAACATTTTAACAGGAGGCTCGTATTTAGTAATATTTAAAATATTCATCATATCCTTACCTTCAAATAATTTGTCACTAGTACAATTATATGCTACTGATAGAGGAACGATTAAACATTCACTATATACTCCTCTTAATTTTACTGTTCTAACTCTAAACCCCTTTCTTAAGTAATCTGTTACCATAAGTGAAGTTGCAAGTTTTTCTGGAATAACAGCATCAGTTATCATGCAAATAACTAAATCATCTATTTGATATTGTCCTTTTCTAATAACACAATTCCAACCATTTAATAGAGCTAATTCAATATTATCAGCATCTTTTATTTGGCTTATTTCTTTTATCTTTGAAATAAAACAAACACTATTTAAATTTTCCATTTTAGTTATTTTCTAGTTCTTCAATCTCTTCTTCAATCTGAGTTTGACGCTGAACATCTAACATTTTACGATCAGTGGCTTGTATCATTCTTTTTTCTGATTTAAGTCCTTCTATTCGTAACTGTTTTTCAGTAGTGAGAGTTTTTAAAATATCAGAAGATTTCTGTATTTCTTTTTTTACTTTAGTTAATTCACTATCAGTTCCGCATGATTTAAAATACACTAGTACTAATAGTAGTAGAATAATTTTAGTTCCGTGTTTCTGAAAGAAAAGTTCAAGTTTCATATTATTTGTTTTTGTTTGTTACTTATTTATTTTTAAAAATTCTTTTAGTGTAGTAATTATATAATTTTTATTATCTTTGTTTTCTTTTAGTTTAATTAAATTACCTTTAGGTATTCTATAAGAATTTATAGTGCTATAGAAATCTTTTTCTTTACAATTACAACTAGCACTTGTGTGTCCACATCTAGGACAGACTTTATTTTTTTTATCTAAATATTCTGCTATTTCATCCTCTTTGTCTTTGTCTACTATTTCTTTTTTTTCTTTAGTTCTAAGTTTTAAAAAAGTACTCATTTCTTCTTTTCCAAAAATATCCATCTACTTATTTTTATTTATATATTCCTGAATTTCATCTGTATATTGTAAATGATATTTTTTAACCATATCTATAAAAATACTATACCATTTTTTTATTTCTATGCCAGAAATTGTAAAAATCTGAGGCACTGAATCTTCTTCATTAGATATCCAAATTTCACATCTATCAGGTTTAATTCCGTATAGTTTCCAATATGCTACATAATATGCAGAAATTTGAAGTTTATATGATTCTATATATTCTTCTTTTTTTGGCTTTTTACTTGTTTTATAATCAGATATAACATATAAATTATTTTGATCTTCATATATACAATCTGTTCGGCCTGCATACCCGCCATTATGTAAACACCATAGCATTGCTTCTTGTAAAACTATTTTTTTAATTTTATTAAATGTATTGTCAAGATAAAAATTATAGAATAGTTTTCGACCTATATTTATTTCACCAGTTGAAAATCCATTTGCAATAGAATCTTCTGATGTTTTTTTTAAAGATTCTAACAGCTGTGTTTTTTTATCAGTTTTATTAGAAGACAAATAATTTTCTATGTATGAGTGCATTACAGTTCCTCGATTAACACTGAATTTACTTATAGAATTTGCTTTTTCTTCACCTACTTTTTTTCTCCATTCGTCAAGTCCTGAATTATCAGACATAGTCCCAATGATAGTAGTAACTGAAGGTAGATATATGATAGATTGATTATTTTCTACACAATAGTATCTTTTATTTGCAATATCTACAGTTGAGTAATTCATAAAAAATTATAAAAATATTTTAAAAAATTATGCACTTCTTTAAAACTATTTAACCATCTAAAAAAAACAATGCTTACATAAACAAGTATACATGTACCTATTAAATTAAAAATAAATCTACTTAAATTTAAGTATTCAGATTCTGCAGAAAGAACTAGTAAATAACTGTCAGAGCCTGCAATTTGATTAAATTCAGGATATACTATATCACTTAAATTTAGTTGTAATAACACATCATCAATAAGTTTTAATTGAGAAGATAGCCAAAGTTCTCTGGTAGAAGGAGTTTCTATAACTTCAATAGGTAAATTAAAAACCGTATAAATACGACCTATCCAATCAACTCTTAGATTATTCTCTCTAAGAACATCATAGTTTTTAATAGCTACTTGCTTTACTTCGCGCCAGATCATTAATTCTTTCCATAGATTTATCCAATACATATTTTATAATTTTAAAATAAAAAAATAGTTTACTTATAACTTAATAACCAATAATTAATCATTTCATCCATCATATTATAAAAATTATATTTTGGATTCCACCCTGTTTTATTTTTTAATTTAGTAGGATCTCCTTTAAGAATATTAAGCTCTTCAGGTCTAAAGAACTTTTCATCTTGCATTATAAATTTATTTCTATCTATTTCTAGTTTAGAAAAAGTATAATCTATTAAATCATTAACTGTATGAGATATACCAGTTGCACATACAAAATCATCAGGTTTATCTTGTTGTAAAATCAGCCACATAGCTTCAACATAGTCTTTAGCATGTCCCCAATCTCTAGCTGAATTTAAATTACCTACTTTTAGATGAGAATCTAAACCTAATTTACATCTTACTGCGCCTTTAGCTATTTTGTTAGTTATAAAATTAGTGCCTCTAAGTGGTGATTCATGATTAAAAAGAATTCCATTCGAAATATACATGTCATAAGAATTCCTATAATTAGATGAGATATTATATCCATACAATTTTGCACAGCCATACGGTGAAACAGGCTTCATTGGTGTAGTTTCTCTTTGATAACCATCACTATCTATAGAATTTCCAAACATTTCTGAAGACGATGCTTGATATATTCTAGCTTTAGATTTTAATGACTTAACAGCTTCTAATAAATTTAATACGCCTATTGCTACTACATTAGTTGTATAAATAGGTTGATCAAAACTTATTCTTACATGGCTTTGTGCTGCTAGATTATAAATTTCATCAGGTTGAACATCTGCGATAACCCTGACTAATGATGCCATATCAGTCATATCACCATAATGAAGATGTAATTTATCAAATACATGAGAAATACGGTATGTTTGATTTTCAGCTACAGAATTTCTTTTTACAATACCATGAACTTCATATTGTTTATCAAGTAAAAATGATGAAAGGTAAGCACCATCTTGTCCATTTATTCCTGTTATAATTGCTTTTTTCATTAGATAAATTTATTTACTAAATTACATATTGTAAGAATATCTTGTTCTGTTAAACTTTGATGATTAGGTAAATAAAAACCATATTCATTTATCATTTTACAATTAGGCATTTTTGGTTTATCTCCTTTCCAAAAAGGTTTTTCTGCTAATGAACCTGCTATTAAAGGTCTAATTTCGATTTCAGCTTCTTTTAAAGCTTCTACTATTTCATTTCTTCTATATGCAACAACTGGATATGCAAAATTAGAAATAAAATCTTCTTTATTTGTTTGTAGATTTAATTTATTATTAATTAAATTCTTTTGATAAATTCTAAAATTTTCTTCTCTCTTTTTGGAAAAAATATCTATTTTTTCAATTTGTCTTAATCCTAAAAATGCCTGTATATCAGTAGATCTAAAATTAAAACCTGGATAGTAAAATGTGTAAAGAGAATCAAATTCAGTTAAATTGTATTTAGACCTCCATTGAGTTTGTACTTCAGTAGGGAGATCTCTATCCCAACCATGGCTTCTAAGAGCTAATAACAAATAATATAATTCAGGGTCATTACAAGTAATAAAACCGCCTTCTACTGTTGAAATATGGTGACCATAATATGTAGAATATACAGACCCTACAGTCGAATTAGATGTTCCAAGATTCTGTCCTTTATATTTAGATCCTAAAGATTCACAAACATCTTCTAAAATTAGAACTTTATATTTGTTACATAATTTTATAATTTCATCCATCTTAGGAACAAACCCTAAAACATGAACTAATAATAAAGCTGCAGGTTTTTCCTTTTTAAATATTTTTTCTAATTGTTCTAAATCTACTGAAAGATCTCTTAAATTACAGTCTACAAAAATAGGTTTTAGCCCTAATTGCATAGGCGAAGAAACATCAGTCAACCATGATAAAGAAGATACTACAATTTTTTTATTCTTCTTAAAGTCTCCTCTTTCTTTTAAAGCAGCTAATAGCAAAAGAATAGCAGACGAACCAGAATTAACAAAAACTGAAAAATTAGTTCCTATCTTGGCTGCCCATTTTTGTTCTAATTCTTTGGTCAAATCGCCTTTGGTTAATTTAGGAATAGGATTTTGTTGTAACCATTCTGTAAGAGCTTTTATATCTTCTTTATCAATGGTATCGCTAACAAGTTTAATCATTTGATTTTTTTAAATTATTATAAATAATAGAAAGCCCTTCTTCTAGAGAAGTAAATTTAAAATCTGAAATTAGATCCATCATTTTATGATTAGATATATCTTTTCGATATTGACCGTCAGGTTTTGTAGAATCCCAAATAATTTCAACATCCTCAGCTTCACATACTCTGAGAGCAATTTCAGCAGTTTCTTTTATTGATAAATTTTGGAATACTGAAACATTAAAACTATCTGTAATGTCATTTTGTATGCAAAATAAAATTACTTTAGCTAAATCCGCTGCATACATATTTTGTCTTAGAGGTTGTCCTGATCCAAATAAATAGATCTTCTTATTACCTTTTTTTGCATCTACTATTTTTCTAATTAAATCATTTATAAAATGTGATTTACCTATAGTAGATTTATCATATTCACTATATAAATTACAAGGTGTAAGATAATTATATTTTAAATCGTATTCTGTATTATATGCATCTATCTGAACAGCTAAACATCTTTTAGCATAGCCATAAGAAAAATTAGTTGGAGTAGGTGGTCCTAAAAATAACATATCTTCAGTCAATGGATAATTTTCATCAGGCAATATATCAGGATATATACAGGATGATAAAATTCCTATAAATCTTTTTACTCCGTTGGCGTATGATTCATTCATTAATATAGTATTCATCATTACATTCTGATAAAAATATTCAGCAGGATGCTCTATATTATCTAATATGCCACCTACTTTTGCAGCTAGATGAATTACAGTATGCGGTTTTGTACTTTCTAATAAAGATCTAACATCATTGTGATTGGTAAGATCACAATTAGAACTATTTATATAGATAGCATCTGGTAAAATATGTTTTAAGTGTTGGCCTACGGTACTAGATCCACCTGTAACTAAAATTTTATTCATAAATTAAATTAAATTAAATTGTATATTCTATTTAATTGTATATAAAAAAATAAAAAAGTTTCATTTATAAAATAAAAAAGGCCTGAATAGCGAATTCAGGCCCAGCTGGAAAACGAAGCGTATTCCGATCCTAAGTAAAATCTTTATTGTTGACTATTATTATTAAATATATCACCATCACCAGTTTCAGCCAATAGTGATTGAAAAATGTCCTGCTTGATACACATATCTCTAAAAGCACTAATAACTTGTTGTTTAATTTCTTCTCTTTTACTTATTTTTTCAGCAGGCATTTTAATAAATTTATTTTGTAATTCTTGAAGTTTATCCATAGCTTCATGATATTTTTTTAATGCATTATGTAATTCATTATTAATTTCATCTACATAGTTTAGTCCTTCATAAAAAGATTTAAATTTTTTCAATTGCATTTTATTGAATTTAATTATTTATTAGAATTTTTAAAAAGCGTATGACGTAAAAGAGTGTCTTGTACTTTTTTCCTGCCTCTATTAATACGGTTTTTTATTGTTTGTAAAGTTATTAGCTCTTTTTTAACTTTATTAATAGTAAAATATATTTGTTGTTTTTCTTCTAAAGATTCAGTGCATAAAATTTCATCTAGTAAACTATTTATTTTAATATGAATAGGATCGTTGTTTTTATCAACTATAGCTTGATAACTAAGTCTATTGATAAATCTGTCCTCCATAATTTCTTTATACTTTACTTTTAATCCGCTCATAACTTCAAGAATAAGTTTATTTCTCTTTAATAAGAGATTAAATTCTTCAGTACAATCTTCTTCAGTTTTAACAAAGAAATCTTCAACGTCAGATTCTGTATAGTGCTTTACTACTGAAGACCCTACTGAATTTTCAGTAATATCAAATCCCCATTCTTTAAATTCATCAAGACTAACTTTTGTTTTTTGCTGATGAATAAATTGAATAGCACTATTTCTTGCAATTCTATATATCCATGTAGTAATTTCAAAAGTAGGATCATATAAATCTATATGGGTATATAGTTTTGCAAGAGTATCAGATACTACGTCTTCAGTAGCTTGAGAATTTTTTAAAATGTTAAATACATAATTAGTAAGACCCGGTTTAATTTTTACATATAGTTTGTTAAAAACTATTTCAGACTTACTATTTTTAAAAGTAGTTGCTAATTCTCTATAAGTTTCTTTCATGCTTCTGTTTTAGGACAAATATATAAATAAAAAATGAAACTAAATTACTTTTTAGACTGATTTTTTATTTTATATGGAAATATTTCATTAAGAAGTTTTTTTCTCTCTTCGCAACCACAATCTTCTTGGCCTACTGCGTTTGCTATTCTTTTTGCTAATTTATCTATACGTGTTAATTGAGTAAAGCTAGCAACTGTATCTCCTAGTCCTTTATGATTTTTAAGTTCCATAATTTATATTTTATTATACATATCTTTGAGCCATTCTTTGCCAATTACCTAGACCTGCTTTTTTAAAACCAGCAGCTTTTACGAATGTTCGCATTGATATATTCTTAGCATTTTGCATAAATTCAAAAATTTCTTCTTTGTCTTCTATTGACATATCAATAGGTTCAAGATATGGCAATAATCTTCTCATTCTTTCCATAAGAGTAGCATCATCAGGATTTATATCAATAAGTATTGATCTTGACTGAATAGCACCATCAGGATCAGCTATCGATTTAGATAAGTTTGAAATAAAAATTACTCTTCCTGTAAAATCAAATTGATTAGGAACTTCTCCACTTTCAACCGCATCACCATATCCTTCAGGATTATCATCATACATAGTAGGATCAAATAACCCTTTTACTTTTTTGATATATGCAATTCTTCTTACCTTTTTAGTATCAAGCGCAGCTTTTAAAATATTTCTACCATTTTCATCTCTAAAAACAGCATCAGCATCATCAAAAATAATAGTTTTTTCCCTATATTGAAAAAGTTTAATAAACATCATAACAGTTGAAACGCTACCAGTTATAAGCACATAGTCTTCATCTCTTACTAATCCTTCATCTTGCATAGCTTTTTCAACAGTGTATGTTTTTCCAGTTCCTGCCCTGCCTGTAATAAATAGTGAATTAAAAGCACCTGCTGCAATTTTTCTTGAAACTTGATAAAGATCATCCATAGTTTCTTCTATATATGCTACTTTATCATTTAAAGTTAATTCGTTTTTGTTAACTACAGGAGAACCAGTTTCTTTAATTACTGGATTTTTTCTAACACTTAGAATTTGTCTATATGGAAATCCAAAATCTTGTGCTATTTGAGCTGCAGTATGACCTTTATCAAGTTCTGCTAAAATAGTATCAATGTCATTTTTAGATAATGGTGCCATTCTCTTGCCTTCAAGTAACAAAGACTCAGATATAACAGTAGATAAATATTTTGGATTCATTAATCTAACAAATTCTCCTATTAGTTTTACTATTGGAAAATTTTCTGATGTAATTTCAAAATCTGCAGTATTGGAAATAAAATCTGAAAAATAAGAAAGAGAGCCTACTATGCCAGGTGCAGAAACGCTATAACTTACACATATAGCAGAATTATCTGTATCAGTATACATCATAACCGAAGGAATATCATTTCTCATTTCAACAAAAGGAAAAATCTTATAAGAACTCCCAGTACTTCTATTAATAATAGAATTAATTAATTTTGATGCTTTCATAAAATTTACATCTGAGAACTGTTTGTTTATTACAGATTCATTTATAAATTCTTCAAATAATTTGACGTGTTTCATAGTTGTGAATGTATTTTATTTATTAAAATTTGAGGAACATTAATGCCACTTAATTCTTGAGAAAGTTGATATTGCGGTGCGGAATTAACTTCCATTATATACCATTTTTTATTTCTAGTGTCTTGTATGAGATCTACACCTGCTATATCTTTTTTTAACACCTTAACAGCATCTAATGCTATTTGAGAAGCTGCAATAGGAATTTTTTCTACAAATCCACTGCCGCCTTGTGATATGTTATTTCTAAAATCTTTTTTAGAATCTTTAGCAACTCTCTTAACTGATGAAATAATTTTATTATCAAATACTAAAATTCGATAATCTCCATCATTAGGAATAAATTTCTGAACCATTCTAAAATCTTCGTATGTTGGCTTTTGAGTATCAGAAAATAATTTAATTAACTCATTAGAATTATCACATTTATTAATACCATTACCTTGAGATGAATTCATTATCTTACAAACTACTGGATATAAATTATCCCATTTTGATTTAATATAATTAACTGTGTCTTTTGAATTAGAAGATATTAAAGTAGGAATGTAAGGCAGATTTGCTCTAGTTAGTGAATACATATCTTGCGCCTTATTTCCTTTATCTGAAGGAGTTCCATAATTAAAATAAGGAATATCATAATAATCTAAATTTTGTAATATTAAGTTAACTATTTCAGATTTTTCTATCATCATACCCATGATAACATAATCAAAATCTTTTAAATTAAAAGAATCTATATAAATTTCATTATTATCAATTAAAACATTATCATATTTATATGAAAATGCATTTATATTTTTTTCTTTTGCTAATTCTATAAGTAATTTATCTGCCGTTTTATGACCTCTTGCATATTTATCTTCAGTACCTGGTTTTGAAACTGTAGATTGTTTAAAATTTAAAATAAGAAGCTTTTTTTGATTTTTATAATCTTTAAATGTTTTTATAGTAGTATATTTATTCATTGCTTAGATTTATTCCTGCGTGTTTTTGTCCTTTAGCTTTAATTGGATTAAAATTTTTATCAACGCTTTTAACTGAAACTAGAGTAAATTCCTTATCAGGATTTATAACAATTCCTGCTTTTTCCATAAATTTTCTATTTACTAAGAATGGAGTGCTTTTAATTTGTCTATCTACAGGACTAATAGGCACATCTTCAAAAGTTTTTCCTGCAAAAAAGATATTCATATATATAATAGGACGTTTTTCTATAATATCACCTACTTCTGTTTCAGAATAGCCAACTATTTTATTTTTATATGTTTTATTCTTTAATGTCCATTTGCATAAATTGCCATCTATTTCTACATGATCAACATGCATTGAACAACTTTTAGAACCGTTGCCTGTATCAAATTTTGCTACAAATTCACCTACTCCTTCAACTTCAATAATTTCTCTAAACCCTGTTTCAACTCTTTCTATTTTCCAATTTTTCTTATCTTCTAGAAAAGATACGAGTTGATCAGACATTGAAATTCCAGTTGTTTTTTCAATACCTTCAATACCAGGTGAACTATTTACTTCTAACACATAAGGCTTTCCTGTTTTTTTATCAATAATAATATCAACACCACACCAGATACAACCTACAACGGAAGCAGCTTTTTTTGCAACTTCAATAATTTCTTCACTTAATTTTACTTTTTGAGTAGTAGCACCTAATGAGAAATTAGTTCTAAAATCTTTCTTTACTTTATTTCTTCTCATAGCTCCAATGATTGAAGCTTCTTTAGAATTAACTAAAACATGAATTCTTAAATCATAGTCAGAAGAAATCATTTCCTGTATTAAAATTTCTGCCTTATTATCTAATTTTCTAATTGTCTGGTATACTGATTTTAGAGAAGAATATGAATCTACGACCGATACACCTATTCCTTGAGTACCACTTAAAAGTTTTATAACTAATGGAAATTTACCACCAATTTGTTTTAAGGCCTTATCAATAGCTTCTTCATCAGGTAATAAAGTAGTTCTTGGAACAGGTATACCATTATTACTTAATTGCATTGTAGTAAGATACTTATTTTCACAAATTTCCATTGATTCTAGACTGTTTATACAGAAAAAATTATTTTTTTCTAATTGAAAAATAATATTCTTCGTATGAGTACCTTCTAACACTCCTCTTCTTGATAAAATTACGGTATTGTCTCTGCTTAAAGAAGGTCCTTTTTTATTTTCATTTAAAAATTGAAAAAGTCCATTGTCTAGAGATTTAATTGTTAATTTTAAAGGTTCGAAACAATATACATTAAATCCTTTTTTTGTAGCCGAAGATTTAATTTTTTTAACAGTATTATTTTCAATATCATTGCTTAATATAACTAAATTATTACTATTGTTATCACTGTTATTTTCATTTACAAAATCCCAAAATTCATATATTTTCATATTTACTATTAAATTATTATATTATATATTTTGAGTTAAAGATTTTTTTATTTCATTTATGGCATACTCGTCAATCCATTTTTCAAATTCTATGCTGTTTTCTATATCATTAATTCTAACAATTGATTCAGGATCACCATATTGAAAATACTCAGTTTTATATTCTACACTATTTTTTATATTTTCTATTTGTGCATTACCTTGTTTAAATCCACTTGATATTGAATATTTAATATCATCTATACTACCACTACCTAATATAGCTGACTTAATACTTGCATTAACTTGAGCAGAAATACTGTAATTCCTAATCTGTTCAGCTTTAGTAGAAGAAATTTCATTCTTTTTTTTAATTAAAAAGCCTTGAAGTGTTATTTCGCCATGCATTATAGTATATTATAAACTTTAATTTTTTCTGATAGATCAACTTTTTGAGATTCATTATTTTGTTTTACGAATTTTCCGCCCCACTCCTTAACTTCACCATTTACAAATTTAATAACTTCTCTAGTCCAATCAGCAGCAGTAGTAGTAGGAACATTCTGACATAGATGATTCATATTATCTCCAGCAAGATTAAAATCATTAGGCAGTCCCATTAAATGCATAGCTTCTCTTACTGTAAGCCCTCTTGGATGAATTGGATGGACGATATTTCTGTATCTACCAATTAAAGAATTTATATGTGTAGTAAAAAGTATAGGTGGATCTACCCAAAGACCTCTACCTTCTTCTTTATTTCTTCTTGCTCTAATAAAAACATTAAGCAAATTCTTTACACTATTTTCTTCAGCCCATTTTATAGCCAAGTCAAATCTACCATCTTCAACCCATGCAAAAACAGAACTATACCCATGTGCATAGAGATCTTTTATAGTATATCCATGATCAGTTATCATTTTAAACCAAGGATTTTCATCTATATATTCTATACCAAAAAATCTGTCCATTTCAGTAGCATTTTCAGGTATTTGTGCTAAATAGTCAGGAAGCATGGGAGTTTCTTTTTTATACCATGACATGATAGGAGCTTTATCTCCTTCCCAGAAAAAATAAAAAGTTCTATGTCTATGCTGTGGAATACCATGTAAAAAAGTATCAGTTTTTACCATAGAAAAAGCATAGCCATTTTCTTCTCCAATTCTTCTTAATCTTTCAACTACACCTGTTCCAACTTTGCCGTAAAGACCTGGAGCATTTTCTCCCCAAAATACCTTAGGCTTCATTTGCTCAAGAACAAATGAAGCACTCTTATACATCCATTCATTCTGAATCGCATCGCTACCTCTCCCTTTAGCTGTATTTGTAGATGAGTTTAATTGCGAAAGTCCAGCACATGGACATACAGTACTTACAAAATCCATTCTACCATATTGTGATATATCATATTCTGCAACATTAGTTGCAGAATCTATATTTACAAAAGGAGTATCTTTAAAATAATTTTTACAATGTTGATCATTATCTGCAAATGCTGAATATGAAACTATAAGATCAGGATCACTGCCTACTGCATTTTTATTGCCTACTGTCATTCCACCTACTAAAGGAATAATAGTTCCCCATTTAATTTTATTTTCCATTTTTATTTAATTTTTAAAAAATACTATTTTTTATTTTTTGTGGTATATTAGTTTGATGTAAGCATTCTTTAAAACTTAAAGATTTATTAATAAACCATTCTTTAGTTTTTAATTTTTCCCAGTCTTTACTACTATGTATTTTATTTAAAAGTTCTAAATAATTAGTATTTTCAATTTTATTTTTAATATTTTCTATATTTACTAAAAGATCTTCTTCTATTATTTTTGTAAGACAAGGATGTTCAGTAAAAGCTTGTTTCCATTCACATTTGTCTAGAATGAAAGGAATACATCCTTTTGTAATAGCATCCCAAAATCTGATAGAAGAAAAATCAGTATCTTCATATGAAGGTATTACAAGAGTAAATTTACTATCTTTTAACATTTGAGCATACTCTGCTCTTTTCACAGTATTATCAATTTCTAATTTTGGAAATCTGACTAGAAAATTTATGTTTTCTTTAAGTGCAGCCAACTGATAATATAGAGGTTCTCTGTCTGCAGTTAAAACAGTAAAACCAAAAGAAAATATTTTTTTCTTATCGTATGTAATCATCATATCTTTAGAAAAACTCCATTCGACAAAAGGGAAATATTTTGCATTAATTCTAGAATTTTCATAAAAGAAAAAATTATTTTCATTAGCTCCATTAATTTTATTCCATGAACCTTCTTGAGGATCTACATAAATATGAATTACAGGTATAGTTTTACTTATGTGATATGCAATAAAAGACATATCATAAAAATTTCTATTTGATACAAACGTAGGTACTTTATCATTTTCAAAGAAAGAAATTCCTTTTCTTTCTGTCCCATTTTTAAAATGAAATTTAATATCATTATGTATAGTAATAAGTTGTGTAATATTTTTGCTAGCTATAATTTCATCTATAATATTTTTTTTATCTTGTACAGTGTTAGCTTCAAAATATTCTCGTGTATCTAAAATTTTAATTTCAGGAAAGTTGTTTTTTCCAAATCTTTTATTAATCTTGTCAGGTGTTTTAGTTAACCATATAAATTCTTTATCAGGGAAAAGCTCAGTCCACCTAATAAAGTGATAAGGCTCATATTCTACCCTTGCAAAAGGAGGCCTGGTTCTTATTATTGCTATCATTTATAATTTAAATTAAAATAACTGTTTAACTTTAGATTTTGGCTTATCTCCTAATTCTTTTTCTATTTCAATTTCTTTTATTATTTCAATAGAATCAATTTCAAAATTAAAAATTAACCTAACCTGTTCCTTAAAAAGTTCTTTCATATCCCATTTTTCAACAAGTTTTATAAGATCTTCTTCAGTTGTAAAGTAGCAATCTAAACCGCCAAATACTTTTTTATGTTTATCAGTTTCAGTCCAAACAAAAACAGGAATACCTTTCAATAAAGGTTCATAAAAAGTAGCGCCTAGATAAGAAGATTGTCTGCCTTTTCCAATATAAATAGTCCAATCAAATTTTCTTAAAAAGTTAGGCAATTCTATATTATTAATATATTTACCATCACCTTTAATATCTTCTCTTAATTCATCTGATCTAGAACCTGCAAATATAATATCTATTTTACCTTTAAAAATTTTATTGCATACTGAAATTCTGTCAGCTGTAAATAGTGGTACATAAACTCCTTTCTTTTCATATATAGATTTTGCTTTAATGCCAATAGTAGGCAAATCATAAAGAATAATATCAGAAAGATATGACACTGTGATTTGATCTTTTATACTATCTTTAACATGATCATTAGCCCAATCTGTAATTTTATTTTCATTCATTAATAGAGTAACATTTGACCAATCTTCTTTTCTTTGTACTCTATCTAAAATACCTGGATTCTTAATTAAAAAGTTTTCATTTTTAGCCCTATTTTCAATATAATCTATAATATCATAGTATCCGGAAAAAAGTTCATCATTATAAAAAACTGTAGCAGGACCGGTCCATTCTCTAAGAACTTCTGCAAAATCTACACAACAGTCTCTAACTACTCCACCAAAACAGTTATAATTTTCATGATGAATAAAAAGCATATCAGCAGGTTTAACTTCGTCAACTAGTTCAAACTGATATCCATTAAAAAGACTTTTAAAATATTCAAGATTATTTTTTCCTATATTTCCTGCTGTATTACATCTAATAATATATTTTGCATTAGGCCATAAACGAATAGGCAGAGTCACATCTTTTGCAGGCTTAGTTTTCTTTGGATATTTTCCAAAATAAAAAAGCATTACAGACTTTACACCAGTATCTGGTGTATTAAAATGTTTTATTTTCATTTTATTGTGTTTTAAGAATTTTATCAACTAATGACAATGTAGAACCTATAACCATATCCATGTCATAATATTTATAATCAGCTAATCGGCCTGCTGAATATTTTCCAGTTTTACCAAATCTTTCACTATATTTTTTGTGCAACTTATTATTTTTATCATCAGCTATAGGATAGTAAGCTTCTTTGCCTCTATTCCAATCTGCTGGATATTCTTTAGTAATCCAAGTTACTTGCGATTTGTGTCCACCAAAATGTTTATGTTCAATTATTCTTGTATATGGTACTTTACTTTCATTGTAATTAATGACAGACATACCTTGAAAATCTTCAGTTTCTATTTTTTCATGAACAAATTCTAAACTTCTCCATTCAAGTTCTCCTTCATCCCAATTAAAATATTCATCTAAAGGCCCAGTATAAAGGATATTATCAGCCTGAGAATCCCAGTATTCTTTATTTTCAAGATAATCTGTACCTAATTTTATTTCTATTCCATTTAAACAATTTTTAAATATTTCAGTATATCCTTCAACCGGTAATCCGCAATAATCAGCATTTAAAAAATAAGTATCATCAAAATTAGTACGAACAGGAATTCTTTTAATAATTCTAGATGGTAAATTACGAGGAGCAGTACCCCATTGTTTTTGTGTATATTCTTTAACAAAAATCTCATATAATTCAGGTCCTATTTGTTTAATACAGTGACTTTCTAGATTATCTTCTGTAAGATCACCATATACTGGGTCATGTGTAAGATTTTTAAATTTTTCATAATATGCTTTTGCATCATCAGGAGTTTTAATTTCAGAATTTAATTCATTTAAAGTTTTTAGATTAATAGGAAATGTATAAAATTTTTCATCATAAAAACATTTCACCTGGTGGTGATAAGATTTAAACTCTGCAAACTGTGTAATCCAATCCCATACTCTTTTTGAATTTGTATGAAAAATATGAGCACCCCATACATGAATAGGAATACCGTCTCTTTTTTCAGTATAGCAATTTCCACCTATATTTTCTCTTCTATCTATAATTAAACATCTTTTACCCACTTTTTTCATTTCGTGAGCAAATACAGACCCTGCTAAGCCTGAACCAACTATTAACCAGTCGTAAGGTTTGTTTCTATCCATGATTCTAATGAATTATTATAAGTTGATAAGTCTTTTATACTAATAGGTAGTTTATCACCACCACTCATTTCTAAAGTATATGCAATAATACCTGATGGATTCCCTGTCGAATCAACTAAATCATCTTCCATTAAAGGTATTTTAACTGGAATAAACTCTTCATTTAACATTTCTTTTACTAATTCAAAGTTTTTTTCATATATATGCATAGAATGTACATAGTGAGTATATGAGCCAAGTTCTAAGTCTGGATATTTTTCTTGTAAAAGATACCACATTTGAATTTGTAAAATGCAAAAGAATGCTACATCAGTAGCAGTTCCTAATATTGCATCATTACTTCTCATATTAATAGTTAAATTTAATTTATTTTCTCTAATATGAAAATTGCCAGATAATGTACATACGAAATCTTTATTACCATCTCTTTGATGATCAGGCGTATTAAAATGCATTATAGCTTGACGAGTATCTCTATCAGCGACTAAAGAATCATAAGCCCATTGCCATTGTGTTTTTCCATGCTCATTTTTTCTATTGAAAAGAAGATAGCCATAAGCACTATTTAAAGTACCATCAGGATTTGCAACCTGTTTCCAAAAAGATGCATATTTTTCAATAAATTTTAAATCTCTTCGTCCTGAAAAATACCAAATAAATTCAGCTGCGATATATTTTAGTTGACTACCTCTTCTCTTATTAGAGTATAAACATGAAATAGGATCTAATATTTTAAAACTTATATCTGTTATTTCATTAATTTGTAAACCTCTAGGTGAACATATATATTCAGGATTTTCCAATAACTGTTGAAGTAATAGTTTATAACAATCTGCAAAAGTATTAGCTTTAATTAGTTTATTCATTTTTTATTTCTAGAGATTTATTAATAAATTCAATTATTTCATTATGTATTTGTTCTATATTTTTATGTCCACATTCAATTAATTTCTTATTACAAATTCCACTTTTTTCATAACCTCTAATAAAAGCTTTTCTTTCATATATAGTATCTTCTATTTTATTAGCTAATGAATTTCCATCTTCTCTTTCTAAAAGAATTTCTGGATTATTAACTAAAACTATAAGTATCATTTTATTTTTTATAAGATCATCATACTTTTTTTCTATATCAAAAACATAATCACCATTATAACCACGATATCTTGGAGAATATACAGATTCTCCAAGATGAGATCTATTAAAAATAAAGTTTCTTTTAGTATTTAGATTTTCAAACATTATCATAAACATATCATCATATAGACGAGTATTATACGAAATATGGTCATCTTGTAAAGCAAAAGGAATTTTAGCATAATGAAAAACATGGAAGATTTCATCTTTAAATCTTTTTTGAATAAGTCCTATCTGTGTATCTTTTCCACATCTATCTTGGCCTTCTATAAGAATGTATTTCTGCATTTTAATTAAATTTTCCATACAATATCCTGTGTGTATTTAAAGTTATTTTTAATGTATTTGTTGAAGGCTTCTTTCTTAGATGGAAATTCTTTATAGAGAAGAAAAGTTTCAGAATCTACATCTGCATATTTGTGAATTTGATTATCATTAAAAATGATAACTAAAGTCTTATCCCAAAAATTATAAATACTTTTTTTAACAGCAGAAGATTCAGTAAATAAATGTTCTTCTACAATCTGTAAAGGTTTTTCTTTCATTTTAATTCTAGTTTATAAATAAAAAAAGTTTCACAATTTAACATTAGATTCTTTATGTTTTTGATCTATTATTGAAAATCCGGCAGGTTCATACACTAAAGGAGTTTTGGTTCTAAAAATAGGTACTCTTTTATCATAATTCCAATAAAGCCAAATATCCCAAGCATGCCACTTTTCAGTATTGAGTTTATATTGAATCTGTTCTCTTTCTTTTTTTGTAATCATATAACAGTGAGCTGATATAAAATGATCTATTTTTATATAATCTCCTACTTCAACAGAAGTATTTTCTATAGATGCGGTAGAGCCTACACCAAATCCAACATTTCCAAATGTAATCATAGAAGCATCATTTAATTCTGCAAATTCGCATGCACGATTAAATTTAAATGCCATTTCAGCTGGAGTTTTATTAAATATTACATCCCCTTCTACTATTATTAATGCATCTAAATCAGTACTAAATTCTTCAAGAATTGCTCTTTTGTGTGCAAGATATGCTCCATAATGCCCATAAGATAAATGTACACCTTCTATAGATTTTTCTGTTAAATATGAAGGATCTGCACATGTATCAACGGGTAGTAGAGTTTTATTTGGTATACTAAACTGTTGTGTATATGATTGAATATATTGTTTAATTCCATCAAAACACTGCATTGATTGATTTTGTTTATCTGCATATAAACCATCAAGTGGAGTTAAAAGTAAATGTACTATTTTTATTTTTTTAATAGAAATATCAAATAGTCTATTTTTTCTAATTTCAAAAAATCTATTATCATCATTATTATCTATATAATTTTTTTGATATATAGGATCTTCTAAATTAAGTTCAAGATGTTCATGCTTAATAATAACATCACTAAAATATTTTTGTTTTCCTAATAAATTAGCAAGAATCATAAAATCATTATCACACCATTGAGATTTATAACCAGGATGATATACGTATTTAAATCTGTCATAGTATTTTTTACCTAAAATGCATTGGGTATTAAGTTGATCTCCCCAAAATCCATCATTGTAAAATAAAACACCATCAGTGTCTGGGTAATTTTCTTTCATATCTGCAATAATTCTTTCATCCCAACCCAAAACACAAGGTACTGTATCATCTGCTGCAATAATAATTATATCCCAATTATCCGTATATTCATTAATATCTCTATTTATAGCATCTATTTTACTAATACTTTCACCGATAACTACAGTAGTATTTGGATAATATTTAATTTTTGATATAGTATTAGAATTACATAAAATACTATCAGATTCATCAATACTAATTAAATATGAAACACTATTACTTGTTGATAAATCATGAAATTTATTAAAAGTAGAAAAAAATAAATCATATCTGCCTCTTGTTGGAAATTTAACTAAAAGTTTCATTAATTTAGTTTTGATTTTAATTCATTTAAATCTTTACGATACATTTCTTTAATGTTTGCATTTTCTATATCAGTAAGTTCTATATTTTTTATATCTACTTTTTCCAACAAATCATTATATTTTTCAAGAGTAAGCGAATATATTGCCATATTTAAAAGATAATTATAAGAATTATCAACTTGATCAAATTTCTGAGAAGTTAATGTTTCTATAATTTTATCCCTAGAAACTTTATTTATTTCAATCTTTTTTTCAATAATACCTCTAATAAATCTAGCTCTGTTAGAAAGAATCATCAATTCTTTCTGTAGCTTATTTATCATGTAATCTTTCCTTTTTTGGTAGTATTCTAATCTAAAATTTACAAAATACCTAACTATCTCATCCGCTGTATTAAATATCTTTAGTTTTCCAAATTCATCTAACACTGTAAGGTTTTCGCTTTCTCTTTCATACATTTTTAATGTATCTTCAAGTCTGCCTTTTTCTATAAGATCAGCTAATATTTGTCTTGAAAATTTTAAAGTATAATTAACACGGCCTGCTGAATTATCTTCATAGCTTGATAGAATTCCTTTTTCAATCAAAGTATTTAAATGTATTTCATATTTTTCATAAGTTTGGCTTGGTGGTATTTCAGTAATTTCTACAGTTGAAGTATTTTTAACTTCAAATAAACCTTTATATAACCAACTTTTTTCACTATCTGCAATTCTTTCATAAGTACCTGCAAAATGCTTAAGCCACGGCTTTAGTTCTTTTAATTTCTTTTTTTCATTTAATACATCTAAACATGCATTAATAAGATCTAAAGGATTTCTATTAAGAACATTAGTAGCAAATCCGACAGCAATACCTGAACTACCATTTAAAAGAATAGTAGGTATAATTGGTAAGAAGAATTTAGGTTCTATTTCCTCACCTTCTTCAAATTGAGAATTAACGAGTTCAAAATCTTTATATAAAAGTTTAAAATTATTATTTAATTTTACACCAATATAACGAGAAGCTCCAGCTTCGGGGCTTCTAAGTGAACCAAACTGCCCAATACCTTGAAAAAGTGGCATACTATTTTTAAAATCTTGAGCCATACCTACAATAGCGCCATCTAATGACGAGCTACCATGATGATAAAAGGTAGTAGATGCTACAACACCAGCTAATTGAAAAATTTTCATAGGTTTTTCATTACCTGTTTTCCATACGTTATTTGCCGCATAGATAACCTTTCTCTGGGTTGGTTTAAAGCCATCAATAACTGATGGAATTGCTCTATTTTCAACAACATATTTAGCGTAATCAAGATATTCAGTATCAAAAAAATCTTGTACGTCTCTTTTATTTTCAATTGTCATTAGAATACTGATTTTATGCTATTGCCTTTTATTGATTTTTTTTCTACTTTTAAAACTTCTTCAGTTTCAACTTCTTTAGTTTCAACATCTTCAGTTTCAGTTTCTTTAAGACCTAATATTTTTATCTTTCTAGGTGTAGAATCACCTGCAAACCAAGTTTCTAAAGTACCTTTAAAATTCTTACCTTTTGATAAAATAAAATAATTAGGATTCTGAATAATTTCTTTATATTCATCATTTTCAAGTGCTGCTAGACCTTTTTTATATTCTATAGACCATTCATCAGGTGACTTCTGGATCTCTCTCCACGTATTATATTCTTTATTTGTATAGAACCATTTCTTATCTTTTCCTTTTTTACATACGACCAACGGTGTTACTACTCTGCACATTATATTTTTTTCAAATAGTTCTGGCCAATATTTACCAAAAAAATTAATTAAAAGGCCTGCAATAGAATCACCATCAGGATCCGCGTCTGAATAAATAAAAATTTTGCCATATCTAATATCAGTAGGTGGCTCTCCCATTTTTAATCCAATAGATGCAAGAAGACTTTTAACTTCTTGATTTTGAATAACTTTAGTATTAGGCAGTTCCATAACATTAATAAATTTACCTCTAAGCGGAAATGCACCTTGTATCATAGGATCTCGATGTTGGCGAAAAGCCGAAGATGCTGAATTATGAGAAACTATACCATTAGATAATGTAAAACTCTTATCGCCTTCTATAGTTAGATCTACTGAATTTTGGTATTGCGATTCAATTGATATTTCATCAATATCTACCAATTCTATAAAATTTTCTATCATACATTGTGGTTTATAAAATTTATAATTTTGTTAATTATTTCTGAATCTACATCAGTATCCCAAACTTCAAAATATAAAAAATCATCAGCAATTGCTCTTTTTCTTTTTAAAATATTTTTTTCTAAAACTGTTTCATAAGATTCTTTAGAAAAAGCATGTCTCCATTTTAATTTATCTTCATTTAACATATGCGGATGTGGATGAAAAGCAGATCCATTGAATTCTATTATTAATTTTTTTTTATTTTTATAAAAAATAACAAAATCATAAAAATAATACCTACTATTTTCATTATCATATAAGCCGTACTCTCTATTTAGATCTCCAAAATAAATTTTATCAATAGCATCAATGTTAATAATTTTTAAAAATTGATATATTATATTAGTAGACCATTTTGAATAGCCTGCTCTTCTATTGCTGCATATTTTTATCCATCTTTGCGTACCTTCATATTCACCATATTTTTCTATTTGATTTTTTAAAGTTATTTTACATTTATCTTTACGTTTATTTATAATGTCATTAGCTTCGCTAATTGTAATATTATATAATTTTATTAGCTTATAAGGATCAAATATTGTAAATTTTTGCGATTTTTCTTCTAATGAAAGTTTTTCAATATTTTTTTTAAATGTATTACTTCTTTTTTCTATATAGTTTTGATATAATTTTAATCCTTCTTCATTTCCATATCTTTTTATAAAACTAACTAATCCTTGTTTAGTTTTTTCTATTCTAATTAAAAAATCATCATTACTATCAAATAGATGTCTTGACATACTATTTTTAGATTTACAATAATTTTCAAATTTAATTCTACCTTCTATTTGACCATGTTTCTTAATGTAGCCGTCTAGTGATCTAGAATAGTTTTGTTTGTTTAATGTATTTTTATATTTTAAAGCACCTTGTGTTTCGCCATATCTTTTAATAAAGTATGATAAATTTCTTGATTGAGACTCTTTATATTCAGTATCATTTTTAAAATTCTCTCTATAAAATGAACTTTTATTGTTATTTTTTATATAAATAAGAGCTTCATCGTAAGTAATATCATGCATTATAGAAATGAATTCAGCACTATTTGAATTCATTTTTTTACCAGGGCAATTACTATTAAAACCATAACAATATTGGTAGCCTTTGTATTTTTTTATTTCTTCTACTGATATTATCTGTAATGATTCATTAAATTTAATTTTAAATCTTATTGGATTTTTACATATTTTACATCTATTTACTTTAAAATTATTATTTTCTAGAACATTAACCACTTTATCTAATCCATATTTTTTAATTATTTTAGTAGTTATCAACTGTTCAATATTAATTATTGATTTTATTGAATTTATTCGATAAGTTAAACCATACACATTAATATTATACTGCATTTTTGATTTTTTGAAGGTACTAATTATATATTATCAAATCAGTGATTTTTATATCATTAGCTTCTTTTAAATCAAAAATTTCTTCATCTGTTGAATATATTGCCATTTTGTGATTTAATGTAGATACTATTCTTGAATCATCAGTAATAAATATAATCTCATTTTTTTCTCTTTTTATTTTTTTAATGATTGACGCCTTAGTAATAGTTTGCATTTTATTTCTAACTAACTTATGAATAGTTAAATTTAAATCTTTGCATTTTACCCATATAAAAGAATCTTTTTCTGTATCATATACATAGAATCTATGTTCTGCGCTTGCTTTAATACTGCCATATTTAGTTTTTATTTCTAAAAGTTTAGAAATTTTAGAAGTTTTAGCTATAATTTTTCTAATTCTATTTTCATGAGTTAATACATGTTGTCCTATTTCGGCATTTTTAATTTCAATATCATTTTTACCATTTTCATCAAATACTGTTATTAATGTAGATTCATGTAAACAATCACCTTCAAAGATAGCTAGTGAGCATTTTTCCCTATTGTCTTTAGATTTTGCATCAATTAATTTAATAATTTTTGTTTTATCTAAGAATTTATTTAATGCTCTTAACTGCTTTCTTTCATCTGCTAATTTTTTTTCTTGAATCCAATCTAGAAGTTGTTTAATAATTTCAGAGTTAAAAACTAATTTTAAGATATTTTCTGAAACTTCATGATAAGATCCAAAATCTTTAGGTTCTGTAATTAATTTTTCTTTTGTTTGAGAAGAAAATCCTGAATTGACAATAGAAGCTTCTACAAATAAAAACATGTGATTTTTAAGCTCAGATGGTTTTACTTCTACTTTATATTTTTTCTTTATTTTTTCTCTTAGCCATTGAGTAATTTGATGTAATACATATTCAACATGAGTTCCACCATCTTTAGTTTCTACTGAATTAACAAATGATACTTGCTGAAATCCATCCTCTGATAATCCAATACCAATTTTCCATCTATCACTTTCTTCATAAAAAACATCATTAATATAATATTTAGTATAATCCTTAAAAGATTTAAAAATAAAAGATTCTCCATTACAGCCTACTTGCAATTTAGGATTGCATGCAGCTGCATCTATTACTCTTTTTTTCATTAGAGCAAAATGAATTTGATCTATTGAAGTCATACTAAATCTTTCTAAATCAGGGATATATGATATTTCAGTATAACCTTTAGATCCTTCACCTATTTTAGCATTTTCTCTTTCATGCATATTATTGGTAAAAACTTGTTCAAAAGTCTTTTTACCGTCACATGTTTTAATTTTAAATTCTTTAGAAAAAATATTAGTTAATGTTGCACCTACTCCATTAGTACCTGCTACTAATCGTTCTTCCGAATCATCAAAATTAGATCCTGTTTTTAAACTAGAAAAAAGTAATTCGGGTATCCATTCATCATATTCTTTATGTTTTTGAACAGGAATACCTCCATTATCCCATATAGTAATTATTCCTTTTTCTATATCAATAGTAACTTCAATTTTATTGAGTTTTGGATTTCTTTTATGTTCATCTACAGAATTAGAAATAATTTCATCAAAGATTTTTAAAAAAGCTGGATTATAAGTAACTTGAACTTTTTCAAATTGATTTTTACTATCCAACAAGAAAACTTCAGAATTATGCATTTTAATAGAACCTACATACATGCCTGGGCGTGTAAGACAATGTTCTACGTCTGATAATCTTTTATACTTCTGTTCTACAGATTTCATTTTAATATTTTTAGAATTTATATTTTAGACGAAAGATAAGTTTCAAATATTTATAATAAAGAACCATTATTATATTTTTTTAATAGCAAGTTTGTAACAACTTTGGTATCTCTAGTAAAAGTTTCAGAATTTTTTAACCATTCAAAATATTTGCTATCTGATTCAACAGCTTCTTTAAAAGTTTTACCTAAATGTTTACCAAAACATATTATAACTTTACCATCTTCTAGCTTATATTTTCCTGCCAGATCTATTAGATTAGATCTATCAATAACTATTTTTTCCAATTCTTCAATAGATTCAGGTAGTTTATATACCTCATTCTGTTTGTTAAAAATTTCTATCGTTGCTAAAATATCGTCTTCAGCTGAGTGTGCATTTTCTAAAACTTTTCCGGTGTATTTAGTATAAACATCTTCTAGTTTTCTAGGCTCCATTTTCGTAAGGATTAGATAAGTGTCTATAATTTTTTTAGATCTGTATGAAAAAGGTACACCTGCTCTCATAAATTCTTCGCATAAAATAGGAAGGTCAAACCGATAAATATTATAACCACCTAAATCAGAATCTTCTAAAAAAGAATGTATGTCAGAGGCTAAATATGAAAAAGTATTTTCTTGTAAAAGCTCGTCATCAGTTATTTTATGTTTTTCAAAAGCTTCTATTCTACTTTTTCGGCCTTCTGGATTAATTTTAGAATACCATTTTTTTGTTTGACCGTCAGGATATAACTTTATCATACAAATTTCAATAATCCTGTCATTGATAATTTCTATTCCAGTCGTTTCTAAATCAAAAAATACAACAGGCTTTTGTAATGAAACCATTTAAAGTTTTTTAAAATTAACAAATTATTTTAAATCTGTATAGTTTATTATATAAACACTCCAGTGCATATTATATCATATAACACTAATATGTTTCAAAAGGTATTCCATATTTTTTATATTAAAAGGTAGGGCTATACATAAAAAATAACCTGATAAAAAATTATCAGGTTATTTTATAAAAATCACGTATTCTTTTTTATCCACGCATTAGCATGTCAGCTATAATTTGGTTACCATCTTTAAATTGGAAAGTAGCAGATCCACTTTGATTTATAACTATAGAGCCTTGAGATCTAAGAACTTTTACTAATTCTTCAGCAATTTTAGTAGCTAAATCTTTATCTTTATCATTATTACCTACTAACTTATCAGTAATTTTAGTAATTGCGCCAGCTACTGCAGTGCCTACTCCTCCTGAACTTTCAGAAATTTTATTCATCTGTTCACCTGTTTGCTTTAGTCTCTGTATTAAGCCTTCAGTAAGATTTGTATTTAAATTTTGTATACTTGACTGAAGTGTATTTAAATTTTCAATTTGAATAGAATTAATAGCTCTTGCAAATTCTCCAGTACCTTCTGCAAATTTTTTCATTGAATCTGCCATTTGTTCTAATGGCTTTTTATAAGTAACTAATTTATCAAGTTGGATTGACATTGAGTTAAACCCTAGTACTATTTCATCCATTATAGTATATGCAGTCTGCTTAACACCTGGAAAAGTCCCTGACCCTTTTTTTCTACCTATTAAAACATTCATAAAATTTTGTAATACTGTATTAGCTGCAGGTATTGATTCTACCATTTCCTTTATGCCATTACCTATTAATTTAATACTATTACTTGCAATACTTATTTTACTCTCATTGTCAATTAAAAATTCTAAAAATCCTTGAGGTGTAGAATTATTGTTTCTCTTATTTAATAATCCAGCTCCAAAATCTAAAACACTATTAACAAGGTTAGCACCTGCTGATACAACACTGCTAACACTACTACCAACTAAAGCACCAGTTAAAAGAACCATAGATCCGGCAATCGCAGCAAGTCCTCCAGCAATTTTAAATAAATCTAAAGTATTAAGAGTGCTGAAAAAATTACCTAATCCATTTATAAATTTTAACCCTATATCAACTACTGCATTTCCAAATTTTTCAAAAAGATTAATCATTCCGTTGCCAAAATAAAATAAAGCATCTGTTGCTTTATAAATTATTCCACCGGGTGTAAATAAAGATTCAGGTAAAATAGAAAAGATCCAAGCTACTCCTACTATAGTTAATGCAGATATTAAAACGCCTAAAGCACCCATAGCAAATCCAGCAGGTGTAACAATTTTAACTAAAAGGCCTACACCTGCAACAGCAGCACCAAATACAGCTATTGCAATACCAGCACCTATTGAAAATTCTTCAGATGGAAATCTTAAATCAGATGGAAGAGATTGAAATATATGAGCAACACCAACTATTAAAGCTGCTGTTATTATCATAGCAAGTGCGCCTTTGAGCATTTCTGGACTTTTAATAAATTTAGACATTAAAATATAAGCAGCACCAAATGCCACTATTGCAATGCCTGCACCTTTAACAAAATCTGAACTAGGTGTTCTAAGTGAGCTTGGTAGATAATTAAATATCCATGCTGTAGTAAAAATAATACCAGCTACAATAATCATTGATAAACCTCCAACTAATGCAGATTTAGTATCTTTAACATATCTCGAAAGAAGTACCATACCTAAACTAAAAATAGCTAAAGATAACCCTGTGGTTAAAGCCCATACAATATCAGGTGCATCTTGAGGGCCGACTTGTGGAAAGCCTTTCATTACATACGCAGCTCCAACCATGCCTACTGCAGTTGCAATAATAGCACCTGCTATAATAATAGGAATTCTTAACATATCTGAATATCCACCTGACTGTTTAATATTTTTAATAAACATGGAAGTAGTTAATCCAAATATAGCAATACCTAAACCTGCAGTCAAAGCCCATACAATATCAGGTGCATCTTGAGGGCCAACTGGAACTAACATTTTTGAAAATACTGTGGCAACACCGGCAATCGCAATAGCAGTAGTTATCATTAAAAGTCCTACAGTTAAAGCAATTTTAGGGCTTAGTACAGTAGGCGCTACTTTTCTATCTCCAAGCATACTTCCTGATGACATTGCTTTTACTAATAAAAGCACAGGAAGTGTAAAAATAAATATTGCAAGACCTGCACCTAAAACCCATAAAGGATCAGGAAATGTAAGTTTGCCCATTGATTTAAAAACTGAAAAAATACCAGCAATACCTACAATTGAAGTAGCAATGCTCAGCATTAATAAACCAGTAGAAAACGCTTCTTTTGCAGTTAAACCTTTTGATGCTTCTACTATTGTTGAAAAAGCAGCAAACGCCAGACTCATCACCAACATAAAAGGAACAATAACTATTAAATCTTGAGGCTTAATAATGGCGCTTACAAATTTAAGAGCTCCTGCAAAAATAATAATAGATCCAGCTAATAATGCAATATTTTTAACAGTATCGCCTACATTACGTGCAACTTCTATTATTTTATCTTTTGCACTTCTAGTTTCATTCTGACCTGCATCTCTATCTCTATTAGATATTGCACTCTTTATTGATGATTTAATATCTTTTAATATAGATGTTTGGGTTTGAAGCTCTGAAACTACAAGTTCATTTGTTCTATTTAATATTTCAGTAGGTGCTGACGTAAGAGAAGAAACTGCTCTAGAATCACCTGATGATACTTCTAAAGCAATTTGTATTTTCTGTAAAACACCTAGAATTGCAGCTTGCTGTTCTAAAGCCCGTTTTTCAAATCCTTTTTCGTATGCCAATTTAAATTATTCTTTTTATATTTAAGTCTTTTTATTTATTTAAGTTTAGGCATTGAAAATGAAGGCATTTTAACACCACTACTAAGACCTTTAGCTATACTAGTATATTTATTAAAATCAGGAATGTTTGGATTATTATTAGAGTTATCATAATTTTTTTCCGCTTCATTTTTTTGTTTTAAAATATCTATTAACTCTTCCAATGTTATTTCAAATTCATAATATGGCAAATTTTCTATTTCACTAGGCTGAAGCCTCATGTGATAATATAAAATAGCTTTTGCTTTAAAGAAGTTCTTCAGAGATATCTGAAATAACGAATAAACTTTTGACGCCTCCAGGAAAGGTAACTGGCACTACGACCTCCCCATCGCAATTGGTGCATAACATATTTAATTCCTGTTTAACGCCTATTCTCATTTTTTCAGCTAATCGATAAACTATTGAAAACTTTTTTTGTGACCAGCCGTTAAATTCAACATTTGCATTAAATATTTCTTTATCACCAAAGCCTCTCCATTCTCTATGTAAATATGGAAGAACTTGTAAAAATGATTTATCCCATTTTTCCTTTTTTTCTTCTTTATGTTTAATAAAATCTGTAATAATTCTCATTACACCTATTGTAGGAGGACACATAACTACAGTACCTTCTGTCTTAGTAGAAAAAATGTAAGCTTTTATTTCATGATCATAATGTTTTTCAAGCTCTGAAGAATCATAATATTGTAATGTTGTAGTTTTTAATTCATATTCATTGTCATGGGTACAATATTTACATGAAGATTTCATAATTAAACGGTTTTCACCATTTTTAAAAGTAAGTTCTCTTATTGAAAGTATAACAAATAGACGATCTTCTTCTAAAAGATCTTTATAGCTGCCTCTTCTACCTGAAAAATCAATTCTAGCGCATGAAGCTAGAATATTATTTAATTTTTCATCAACGTCAAATAGATTATTTTCATCCATTGTAGAAAAATCTCTAATCTCGGCAACTTTAGCAGCTCTAATAGAAATAGAAATATCACTCCTATAAAATCTGCCTTGCGAAGGTAGATTTGAAACTAATAAAGGAATATAGCCTATTTTTTCATTTATCTGTCTTAACTCTTCAAAATCTTCTCCATTTCTACCTATTTGCACTCTGCCTAAACCTGTTGAAGTTTGAGAATTTTCAGATTCCATTTGATCAATAGCATCTTGGTAATGTTGTTCTTTTTCTTTTTCTATGGACATTTTATAAATTTTTAAATACTTTTAATTAATATTATTATATATTCATTAGATATTAGAGGCATTATCTATAGTAGATGATGAAGACGAAATATTACTGGAAATTGTAGGCGTTGTTGAATTAAAATTAGAAACAAAAAAATCTTTAGAGGCTAAACTATTAGAGCGTATAGAATTACTGTTTGATGAATAATTAGATAAACCTACTTGATTAATAATTTTATTTTTAATTGATGTGTCAATATTAGGTTTTGTAGTTTTTATTTCTGAACCTTTAAAAGAATTCTTGCTTTCAGGTTTAGACATAGCTTCTATTCCTCTTTGTGGAGAAGCTGCATATTTAGCATCTATTGAATTTTTATTCATGATTGAAGAAGCTTGAGAATTTTGTGGAAATTGCCCAGTGCCATATTCTTTAGTTGTTGAATTATAGTTTGAAAAAACATTAGTCGCTGAAAGATCACTGGATGTTAAAAAATTAGAAGATATTGTTTCTTTAGCATTATTTTCTAATTTATTGTTTAATATCTGTTTTACTTCATTTTTATCTTTTAGAGTTGATATTGTTTCAAATTGTAGTTCTGATGTTTTTTGATGTACTTCAGATTTTATATATTGAGTTTGGTCAAAACTTTTAATAGTAAAGTTATTTTGTATTGGCTGTATTTCAGATTGAAAATCAGCAGGATACGAAGCGTTTGAATGTGCTATATTATTACCTTCAGGATATTTTTCTAACACATTTTTTGACATTTGTGTAGATGATAAGTTACTAATAATTTTATAAGAGCCTACAGTGTCTAAAGGTTCGTATGCTTTTTTATCTAGTTTAGTAATTGGACTATCTATTTCTCTTTTGGAATTTTGAATTAAAACATTATTATGCAAATTAAAATTTGCATTATTATAAGAAATATTAGTCGGTGTATATTTTTTTGAAGAAGGAAGAGGTAAATCAGGAACAACAGCAGGATTAGAATATTCAGTTTCTTCTTGTGGGCTATTAAAAGATTTTGAATTTTCTACAGGATTTGAATCTGAAAAAATATCAAAAACGTCTTGTTTCTCAGGATGTGAAGATTTAATTTGAGATCGACCTACTGAACTTGTCTGTGTTTTTGTTTTTTTAAGCATTAACAATATCAGGTTTATATAAGTAAAAAAAGGAGAAATCTTGCGATTTCTCCTCTAAGATTAAATTTAATTTACCAACCTTTTCCAGTTACGTTGCTGTCTTTAGCAACTGCTAAACCAAGAGCTGACAATATAGTCGTAACTAAAGTCGCCTGGCCTGAATCAAGCCAACCCATGTAAGTTGCAAAAGATACAGCAGCAAGTGCAGCAGCTGCTACTGTTGTTTTCCAGTTTTTCATCTATTATTTTTTATTTATAGGACTATACAGTATTAATTATCTGATCAGTCCTTAAATCAGATAATTTTTTATAAGTTTTCTTCTATCCAATAATCTGATCGTATTGTCATAGATACTTCAGCAGGCTCTGTTGTTTCATACGACAAATCATCTATAAACGAAGGTTGGCCTGTAGGAAAACAGTCTTTAAATGTTATTTTTCTAAATACATCACCTCTTCTATTGTATTGAACAACAATCATAGTTCCTGTGTAATTAGCTTTAATACCCATCTCACCAGTTAATGGATCGTATGTAAGTTTATACCAATCTCTCATATATTTATAAATATATGCTTGGTTTGCATCATTTAAGTTAACAGTAAATGCTACAGTCAAATCAACAAAAGTTTGGTCAGGCATGCCTGCGTAACTTCTATTTGCAAATTTATATTTCTGAGCAACAGATTCTACTGAAGGATTTAAATTATTTAAACCAGCTATATTTTTTACATGTTGAAGAATTAACGAAGAATCTTGATTCAATGGTGTTAATACAGTTACTTCAAATAAATTTGGATAAATTGGTTCAAATTTTTGAATTGATGCTTTTGCTTGTGTGTAATGAGGAAGCGGCATTTTATATTATTTTTTATTATTGTCTAAATATCTTAAACGTCTTAAACATTTAATATTATTATATATATCTATATAGATTAAAAATTAGTAAAGAATCTTAAAATATCATTATTTTTATCTATATATCTTTTACGCCATCTAATTTTATGCATAAAAAAACCGGCTATGAATTAGCCGGTTTTATTCTAAAGTACTTATAGTTATTAAACTTGACCACTTGATATTTGGCCAGGTCTAAGTATAGTTGTTCGTGTTACAAGAATTTCCATTCCTTTTACCGGTTCGACAAAGGTATCTAAAATACCTATATTTCTTTCAATAATATCAGGAGTGTTATTAGTTTCATCCATAACATTCCTAAAATTATAAACACCATTTTCTGCTTGTACAGTAGCCATAAAATTATCTGCTAGAGTTTTAATTTCTAATCGTGTTTGAGCTGTATTAAATTCAAAAAGATAATTTTTCAAAATTGCAGATAAACCGTCCTGTATATAAATCATAACTTCTCTTACGTGAGCAGATGATAATGCGCTTTGTACATTTTGTTGAGCTGTTTTATTGGCAAATATTACCAAACCTGTGCCGTTTTGAAAAATAATTGGATTAAGACCGAATGGTTCAATATTATCTCTATCAGATTTATCATAATTATATTCAACACCAATAACTCCTCGACCTCCAACGATACCGCGTCTATTACCTGCAATAATTGACCAAGGCAGTGCATTAGTATATTTATCAATATAATTGTTAGAAACATACCCAGCAGGTGGTACCTGGATATTAGATCCATTTTCTCTTACAGTAAGAAAAGGCGTATAAAATGCTCCATAACTAGAACCTTGAGTAATTCCAGGTAAGGTATACCTAACAGTAGGGTTTTTAGAAAGATTTCCACCATTTGCAACGTATGCAGTATCAAACTGGCCTAACAGATTTAAAAAACTTGGGTCTGTGCTCTTTTTAAAATTATCAACCGAAGGTGCATTTACTAATGCAAATGCATTTTGTCTCTCCTTAGCAAGGGTAAAAAATATTGATTTTGAATTTGCTTCTATCCCATTAGCCCAAGTATCAACAATATATCTATAAGAAATATTATCTTTATCAATAAGAGCTTGAAACAGTTTAGTACCTCCTAAAGTATCATATAAAATATTATTCTGCTGTTCATTAGTACCATTTGGTAAATTATATGAGCCAAGTGGAAATCCATCGAGTGTAAAAATATTATAATAATCAACCCATTCAGTAATAGGTGTATATGACTCTACAGTCTCGACCGAATCTATGGTTCTAATAAGAATAGGCCCTTCGCATATAATCTTAAGAGCATTTACACCTGGTGTAAAATTACTAATTCCTATAACTTCTTTAATATAGGTAAGTCTAGATGAAACTGTAGAAGATCCTACATTTTGTAATAAATATTTACCTACTGCAACATATACTGAGCTGCTAGATGATACAATTACTTCATTTTGTTTTAAAAGAGAACCAGGAGTTCCACTATATTCAAGTACATTTATACTATTATTAAGAGAACCTTTATACGATTGAATACCTAATGTACCTTGAGAATATGCAGTATCACTAGTATCAAAGAAATACTTTCCAGTCTGATTAATTCCAAAATCTACATCATCTACAATTAAGTCATTAAAATCAGCATCAGCAAATGCATTAATAATAAAAGTTGGAATATTATATGTGCTATCAGAAATTTCTATTTTAGTTGGAGTTCCTGAAAGATTATAGATTAAATATGAATATGATAATGGATTAAAATCTAAATATAATATCTGAGAAGCTCCAATGGTTGATCCAAATACTGCTTTATCGCCATCTGTCAATGTACCGTTTGAAATATCTGAATATAGTTGAGAAGATAATCCGCATATAATAGTTCCAGTGTCACCGTTATCATCTCTCTGAGTGACCCAATCCATATCTAATACTTTAATATATTTAAGCGTAGAAAGTCCATCAAATGGAGTATCTCCAGCACCTAAAGTAATATCAGCACCTGATACTGTAACTAAAGTATAGCTTGAAGTAACAGTTACGTCAATTACTGGAATTGCTAAATCATCACCTGCATTAATAAGAAAATCACCTACTGTACCGGTTGAATTAGCTTTTAAATTCTTAAAAACATTATAAGCAGCAGATGCGCTTGATGCAGATGCTAATAAATCAAAACTACCATCAGTATTAACTGTTAAAGTTACGCCTGTAAGACTCACCGACCTTAAATTGGTTGAATTTTCTGTATAATCTAGATCTGATGCAATAGTAGCTTTATAAGATAAAAAATCAATCGTTTTAGGATTGACCCTTTCTAGTTCATGTCCAATAAGATCAAGACCTTTATCAGTACCATCTAATAGGTCTCCTAAATCAAACATTGCTTCATTAATAGAACAGAAAAGTCCTGTTGATGGAGTATCTGCATTAATTAAATCTTTAATATAAAGATTATTGCCATTAAGATCTGAAAAACCTGGAATAAGAGAGCCTGTATAAATTGATATTAGACTTACTTGAGGTAAATTATTAAATTGTTCTAGATATGTATCTGAAGTATCTGTAATTGATACTTTTCTTTTAAGACCACTCTGCTTATCAAAATACTTAGCATAAGTTGGATCTGATGTAAATCTTTCATACGGATAAATTGCAGTAGTGTCTGCTCCAAGATTTCCATTATATAGAAATACATCAACCATAAAATCTGATACAAAGCTTTCACCGTTTAAAAAAGCTGGTATATTAGCATTACCATACCAATCTTGAACTTTAATTTGAAATCCTTTTGTATTTTCAGGCGCTGCTTTTCTTACTAAGATAGAAACTTGTCTACTTCCAAGATTAACAATATTAAAAAGATTATTAAATGGGGTAGTGTCTGTTGCGCCAATGTTAGTAAGGAATGCATCAGTACTAGGAAACCAAAACTTATCTTGATTAAAATACCCAGAATATAGTGCTTCATTAGTAAAACCTGAATTTGCTTCAGTTGAACTTGCACTAAAAAGGCAAGCTTCATCATAATCTCCACTTCCATCTATAGCATTATTTAATCTCCAAAGATTTAATGCTAAAATAGGACCTCTTTCTAAAGCTGAAAGACAGCTTCTATGAAAAAAACTCCCTTTTCTTTCATCTATTCTATTAATGTCACCAAATACTGCTCTAAAAAAAGAGGTATCAGGACAAAAAACAGGCGTGTTAAAAGGACCTTTTCTAGAAAAGCCTATAACTAATCTTAATTGTTCAGCTGGGATTGAGACAGTTTGACTTTTATCAAATTCTAATCTATAAACTCCGGCTGACCTAAATGCTGCTATTTGCGGACTTAATGCCATTTTTTATTTTTTTTTATATTATATATATAGATTTTATTTATTTTTTAAATAAGATCATATATGTCAAAATACATAGCACCTTCATCTTTTGATTTTAATAAAATTTCATCCATCACTTTCTGTACATTAGGATCTACTAAATCAAATTTTTCTTCTACAAAATCAGAAAAATCAAGCGTATGAAAAAATTCAGTTGCATTTATACTTGACATTACTAAATCATCACATCCTAATTGCCCTTGATATTTACCGCTAGATGATTTACCAAAACTAATACACTCTTCAATAGTATTTTTATTATAAAGCCGTATTTTGCCCATACTTATATATTTTTTAAAATTTTGACAAAATATTGTTTTATTATCTGATTTTAATTTTAGCCCAAAACTTGAAGTTTTAGCATCATTTCGATGTTTAAATTTTACAACCATTTCTTCATCAAAATCATTTCTAGATGGAAATATAGTTTGTAATCTTCTAATTAATTCTGAACCAAACATATTCCATTCTATTATAAGTTTTACATTTTCATTATTGAAAATATCAATAGATATTGTATATAAAATTTTACTAAAATCTTCTATACTATGAGTATTGCTCTGAAAAATAGCAATTTGTTTTAAACCGAAAAAGTCTATAAAACTACCTGGTGATTTTACTTTTTTAATATCACTTATATTCATTGGCTCGATAGAAAAAATATTAATTACTGAATAGTCACCACCACCACCTTCTGCTATATCTACAGAAAATGCCCAATAATTATTTAAATTTTCTATTTGAGAAATATCAAAATCAGGATCCCATACAAGGGCACTATAATTAATTTCTAAATCATCAAGCTCGATAAATTCATGATGTATAAAATCTTTTTGTTTTTTTTGTAATTTTTTTATAGATTCAGGGCCTAATAAAAGATTAGAACTTGCAATAAATTGATTTCCATATTGTCTATTAAATGCTTCCTCTGATCCTAAATTAGAAATTTCTCTATACATCCATGCCTCATCTCGGCCTACTACTTGCCACCAATCTACCCTATATGGGCGGTATTCATTTTTATTGTGAACTGCATTTTTATAAATATCATAGAATTTATTAAAGCCATTAGGAGTACTAGTAATAATAACTCTAGATATTTTAGATGAAGATATAGTAGGATATACGTTTTCATAAAAACTATCTAAAAAACTTGAATGTATATGAGCAAATTCGTCCATAAATAGTAAATGAATAGTAAAACCGATTGCAGCTTTTTTACTAGTATTTAAACCAATAATACGACAACCATTATCAAATTTCATATTAAATACATCATTTTTAAGAACACCTGGCTTCATAAAAAAAGGTAAATTATCTAAAATAACTTTTGCTTTATCTATGATTTCTCTAGTAGTTGAACCTTTATTAGAAAGAACAAGAGCATTTCTATCAAAATTAAAAAGAATATACCATGCTATATAAATAGATGAGCATATCGTATTATGAGAAAGTATGTCATTTGAATAGAAACGATGACCAGGATGATTCACAGTCACATCATACATTTCGATATGCAAAGAAGTTTTTTCTAATTTAACAATTTTTTCTGGACCATCTTTAGTCATAATAAAAGTCCCTTCTTTACAATTTTTTAAATAAACTTCATCTATTTTCTCATTAAATAGAATATGTGTATCAGCACCTTCTAATTTTTTACCAGACAGAGTTTCTATTTTCCAAACATCAAAAGGTTTAGTTTTATGAATATGTGTAATAGGTTGATAACCTGAATCAGTTTTTATTGAAAGTCCTTTAATATCTAAAGTTTCCTGTATTTTATCTAAAAGATTTGATTGATCTAGAAAAGACTTGTCTTTATTTTCAATCTTTTCTATTAGTTGAATCAAAAAAAGAATAATATATCTTAAACCTATACGCATAAAAATTCTTTACATTTGTTTATTATTTCCTCTGGGTTTTTATACCAGTCCGATTCCCATATTACTAAGACTTGGTAATCATGTTCTTCTGCTTTTTCTCTTTTAATCCTGTCATAATCCCATATTTCTTGCGCTGTCATCTTTTTTACTTTATGAAAATAATCAGATTTAAATTTTTGAGGATTGCAATGCCAAAAATCTCCATTGAATTCAATGATCTTTTTAGATTTAATAAAAACCAAATCATATTTATATGCTCTTTTTAGTTCTTTATCCCGGATGAATTTTTCGTTGGATCCTCTTTTTACGTCATCGGTAAAAATAGAACATATTACATCAAAGAATTTTTCTGAAACATTACTTCTACCTCTTCCGATCCATTGATCTTCATTAAAGACTTTAGCTTTCCAATTCTTTCGTCTCTCTTCCCATTTTTCTTTTCCTAATTCTTCACCGTATTTATTTTGAAAAAAAGAAAGATCTCGAGTTTGTAGTTTTGCAATTTCAGCAATAGCTTCTTTGCGAGTCATGCCTTTATCAATCCAGTGCTCAACCTGATTCCAAGTTTTTCTATCTTTTAAAAAAATATTAACTCTTTCAGAAACCATTTTTGCATATTCATCTTCATGTCTATTCGGAAACCTTTTTCGATAAAACTCTATCGAGAAAGGGCTTGCTTCCTTTCTCTTCTGTTCAGAAGTTTTAGTATGAGACATTGGATTTTTTTGCCCTTTAATTTTATCCGAAAACATTTTTTTATACTTTTCTTCCTTCATGTGCTTTCCACCATTAATAGTAGTGGCTTCTCTATCAGAAGAACAATAGAGAGGTGTGTTTGGAAATTCAGCTTTGTACTCGTCAAGAGTTCTATGTGGATGCATAGATTTAAACCATTTGCCATAGATTCTCGGGGTAACGTAACTATTCCAAAGATCTATCACATAGTCTACACCTTCAACGCCTTTTAGAAGAGATTCCTGTCTTTTCTTAAAGTTAAAATCAGATGAACATTTAATAGAACAGAATTTTGAAGTTGCAACTCCAGCCTCGTATCCAGATTTGCAACAAAGACAATTTTTTTGAAAAGGCGTCCTCTTTATATAATTTTTCATGCTAATTTAGATAATATTCTATAGAGAATATATTTTATTGTTTCTAAAAAAGTTAATTTTCTTTTCTGTTTTAGGTATCTAATATAAAGTTCACCGATTGTGACTTTTTCAATAACAGAATCTTTTTCAATTTTTAAGAAAGTTTGTGGAGAAAGACATTTTCCTATTTGCCTGCTGGCTAAACAGATAGAAAATCTATTAGCTCTAAAATGATCAAGCATATCAAGTTGATAATCTCTAAGCTTAATAGTACTAAGACCTTCATCTGTCATTACAGTGCAATAATTATTAGCAAAATAACAGACATCATTTGCACATTTTTTTAATTCTTCAAATTCATGTTTAGTGTAATCAAATAAAATATTACCTTTTCTTAAGGTAGGATTGCCTTCATAAAAAGGTAGTCCTCCTTTTGGTTTATATCCATCATCTATAGAACTTAATAATTTTTCAATTTTTTCTGTACTCCATGATACTCTATCTTCAGAATTTTCAGTACGAGGTACAACAATTTCTACTTCACTATTTTTATATTGTACTGCCATTATAGTCCAAATTCATTATCATTTTCATCAAATTCATTATCATCTACTATATCTTCATCATCGCCATAGTCATCATCATTTCTTTTTATTTTAGCACTTTCAAATGGTGGTTCATATTCTAGTAAATTCTTAATTGTGTTTACTTCAGTTTCAGCATCTTCTTCGGTATACTCAGCTCTAATACTTTTCATTAGTTCCTTAGTACCTCTAGAACTAATCATATTAGAAGATGTATTATTTTTTTCTGAAGATATTACTTTATATTGAGGTTTATAAATATCAATATCTCTACTTAATTTTTTCATATTTTCTTCAGATGCTATAAGATACATAGTTTGACTTTTTACTATATCTAAGAGAGTTTTCTGTAGTCCTCCTAGTACTTCAAACATGCGTGGATGCATTTCTCCACTATCAATATTATCAAGCATTGTAATAATTGCTCTCTCAGCAGCCTCCATTTGAAAAATAAGAGCGCCTAATGACATTTTATCTAACTCTACTCGAGCTTTGATATATTCTTGTTCTTCAATAATTTCTTCTGATAAATAAAGCTTTAATAATCCATTAATTACTTTTTTTGCTTTAATATATGCATTATTTCTAAGTGTATCGTATGACGTTACTGTACGAGATTTTACTAAATCATCTAAACCTTCTTCTTTGATATTTATTTTATCTGGTAAGTCATCATTTAGTAATTCACTAATACTATTTCTTAAATTGTTTTTTGACATTTTATTATAAATTATCTGTAAAAAAAATAAACACTCTGTTACAAAAAATATTTCAAATTATCCATTATGCATTAATTAGTATACCTATTTCCAATCAATTTCTAAATCAGTGTAAATACATAAAAGTTCTTCATCTTCATCAATATCACATATAGTATAAAATTCATCTGTATCTAAGTTATGATATACATTTGGATTATTTGAATGATTTACATAGTATGCTAGATTTAGATTATTAGGTGTTCTTGATAAGTATATTCCAACATCATCACAGTTTACTATATTTCTTAAATAAGATTTAGTAGATTGTGGTATATCTTTAATTTCATCCCAAGATATATATGTTGTATCAGAATTTACATCTGAAAATAATTTCTCGTTTTTTTTAATTTTGCAAATACTAAATACTCCAACTCCATCACATACCCTAGATGGTTTTAATTTCAATTTTGTATTATTTAGTATATTATAAATAATATCAGTTTTCTCCATCTTTTGTAAAATTAGTCATGTAGTTATAGTCTGTTTCATATCCACTCGTATTTTCTACAGTATAGATATTCATATCTATCTTATAGCCAGGATTTTTATCTATCCTATTATAAGTCCAAGCAGTATCCATCCATATAATTCTATTATTAGGGTATATAAAATAGTTACCGTTATCCATTTTAAAAAAATGACCACATTTATGCTCAGGAGTTTCGGAAAAGTTAGTATCAATAACATTTCTGTTTTCATGAGACCAATCAAGAGTAAACATATATGTACCTGAACGTTTAACACCACTTATCGATATTAAATC